CCCCGCCGATGGCAACCTCGGCGCCATCGGCCATATCATCGCAGATAACGAGCCACTGCTCGTATAGTTCCGGTCCGTCCTTGGTCCGGCGGGCTCGGCTGCTATGCTTCGATACTTTGACGACGCTCAAAGCTCAACCTCCGCAAGTGGCCGGAGTTGATTGGTTTCCATCCGCCGGAGCACGCTGACCTGCTGCCGATTCTGCTCAAGCTGCTGTGCGGCGAGGTCGGGCAGTCGGCCGAGGCGACGATCGATCCCGCCGCCTCGCTGGGCACGGGCCTCCGCCGCAGCGTCGAGCCGGGCAAGCTGGGCATCGGCTCCGCCGGCGGCTGTCAGCGTGAACCGCTCGCGGCTCGTGTCGTTCACGCCTTGGAGTTGTTGCTTGGCTGCCCTGACCTGTCGGCCGTACTCGGCCCAGTTGATGGCTCCGATGCCGAGGGCGTTGTTTAGAGCGGTCAGGCGAGTTTCATATCGCTGCAGCGGCGATTGAGTCTCGGTGATTCCGAGGGCCCCGAGAAGCGTTTGTCGTGCCTGCTCCTGCAGTCGGCGGGCTGTCGGGCCGTCGATCGCGCCGCGGGAGTAGGCGGCCCGAAGCTGGGCGATGCGGTCGCGGGCCTGCTGGAGGGCGTCGGCCGAGTCGGTTAGCTGCAGGGCCTGCCGCAACCGGTTTTGCTGGCTACTGATTGCCGCGACGAACTGGGCATGATCGACGTGGCCATTGCGATACAACTGGCGGAGCCGCTGGACCTGTCCATCGAACGCGGCAACGGGATCGTCTGCACCATCACCGGCGAGTGCGGCGTGCAGTGCCTGCCGGGCCTCAGCGACCCGCTCCGCATACTCCGCATATCCGATGTTTCCCGGCCTGCCTGGGATCGACAGCAGCTGGCGGTTAAGCAGGTGCAGCGCCTGATTGAAGCGGTCGATGGGGTCGGTGATCGAGCTGAGTGCTCTATAGGATTCGACGAGCTGGCCCATCGCCTGGGCGTGCCGGATCGTTGTCGCGGTTGCCCCGAGGCGCTCAAGCCGCTGCCGGCGGAGATATGACTCGCTGCGGCCCAGGGCTTCGACCTCATCGATCATTGACTGGACGGTCTGCCGCAGCTGCCTCGCCTGCTCCCGGCTTGCGTCGGCGGTCGCCCGTTTCTGCTGGGCCTGCTGGCGGGTCGCCTGCTGGTGCTCCCGGATTTGCTCGATGCGAGCTTGGCCGGCCGCGAGCTGGCCCCGCAGCCGCTGCATGATCCGCTCGCTGCCGGCAGTGTTGTTGATGTCCTGCTCGGACTCGATCCGCTGCTGCTCACGCAAGTTGTCGAGATGCAGCCGGAGTGCCCGGTTGACCTCCTGCTGGGCTTCGGCCTGAGCCTGGAGGCCGCGGGCGTCCCGGAGTTGATCGCGTGCCAGGCCGAGTTCGCGGGCGGAGCGGTAGGCGTTGGAATATGCCCGCTCCAGCGTCAAGCTAGCGCGCTCCTGCATCCCGATCATCTGGCGGAGCGAGTCGGTGATTCGGAGTGCTGCCTCGCTATACGAGATGCCCTCCACGCGGGCCTTGATGAAGACCGCGGCGACCGAGCCGACGGCCAGAGCCAAAGCGCCCCACGAGCTGATAAGTGCCCACGAAGCGGCCGCCAGCCTCAATGCAGCACCGCGGGCCAGGATCATCACCCCGATGATGCCGCGGGTACGGACTAGCAGGAGGGCTTGCGAGGCGGCCGTGGCGTTCATGGATGCAACCAGCACCCGATAGGCTGCGGCCGAGCCGAGAACTGCAGCCCGGCTGGCTGCATAGGCCTTGGTCACGCCAACCACGCCAGCAGTCAGATAGACGAGGTTGCGGGCGGTCTCAAGATGTGCTTGGGCGAACTCCACCCCTGCCGCTGCCGACTCACGCAGTGCCGGCCCATATCGCTGGATCAGGCCGATGGTCTGCTCCAGCCGGCGGCGGACCTCAAGGCCACGCATGAGGCCCTCACCCCAGCTTTTGAGTTCCTGGCCGAGGTTGTCCCGGAGGGTGGACACGAGGCCGCTGGCGGTGCGGGATTGTTTCTCCATCATCCCGCTGAACTGGCCGCCGGCTCCGGTCATTTGCCGGAAGGCTTGCTCGATGGCGGGGAAGCCGACTCGGCCCTCACTGACGAGGCCTCGCACTTCAGATTCGGCCACGCCGAACTGGCGAGCGAGCAGGGTGATGATGGGGATGCCGCGGCCCGTGAGTTGGTTGATGTCCTCTTGGAAGAGCCGGCCTTGCACCCGGGCCTTGCCATAGATTTCAGCGAGGTCTCCGATTCGTTGGTTCGTGCCGGCGGCCACGTCACCGATGGCCCGCATGGTCTGCAGCACCTGCTGCTGGGGGATGCCGAAGGCGACGAGTGAGCGGGCGGCGTTGCGAAGTTCCGGGAGTTGAAAGGGCGTGGAGGCGGCGAAGCCCTCCAGATCAGATAGAAGCGTCCGGGCAGCATCGCGGGAACGAAGCAACGTGCTGAACGCGGCCTCGGCCTGCTCGGCGTCGGCCGCGAGCCGGAGCCCGAGCCCGAACCCTCCGGCCACACCACCGATGCCGGCCAAGGCACCAAACCCGATCGCAATCCGCCGAGCAGAGGCGACCGCGACGCTGGCCGCGGCCCGGACCTGCCGACCCGACTCTACAGATTCCCGGCCGAAGGCTCGGGCGTGCCCGCGAGACTGCCGCATCCCGGAGATATAGCCCCGGTTGTTAAGCGTCAGGAGGGCGGATAGGCGAGCGATTGTTGCCATGTGGATCTATCGCTTCTGAGTCGCCATGGCGGAGAACATGGCTTTCAGCTTGGCCTGCACCTCTTCGGGCGTTGGCGGGGGCGGCGGCTCGCCCCATTCCAGCAGCCACGGCTCCATCCGGGCGTTCTCTTGGCCGGCTGCGGCCATCACTGCTTGGCACAACCGAGCCATCCGGATGTCCTGCCGCACGTCACCCCGCGGCTCCAAGCTCAAGAATGCCTGCCATTCAGCCACCTGCCGGGACGTGAGCACTCGCAGGAGGTGGTCCGGGTGCGGGACGCCGAGCAGAAGCGCTAGCTCGAACTGCTGCCGGCGTCCGGGCCGGCTTCGGAGTTTCCCGCCAGTTCCTCGATGTCCTCCGGCCGGAGGCCATTGATGCGGCTGGCGACCTCGCAGACACGATCAAGTGCGGCGGCAGACTTGCCCCCGAGGGCCTCGACCTGCTCGTCGCTGAACAGGCGATTTCCCTGCTCGTCAACGATGCAAAGTGCGGCCAATCGAGAACGGAACTGCGGCACAGCCTTCTGGCCGGCTTCGTCGGCCGCAAGCATCGCCTCTTCGAACGTTTGCCGCTCGTCACCGGTCATCGCGCGGACCCGGACAGACCCGCCCCACTCCGGGACCTCTACGACCTCGGCGGTCAGGTCATCGGCGGCGAGGATGGCGTCAGCGGTTAGCAATTGCATGGGGTGCTTCTATAGGGGCGGTGGGTACTGGCCGGGATTAGGCGGCCGGGGCGAAGCCGACCTCACCGGTCGCGCGGATCGACGTCTTGGCGATGACCTTGCCCTTGAGTTCCGAGGTCACCTGCGGCTTCTTCACCCAGCCGTTGAACTCACCGGAACTGCCATCGGAAAGAGTGACCTTCCAGTGCTTTGACACACCATTCAGGCCGTTCAACGTTGCGAACTGCGCCTTCGTGTACACAAGCTCCAATTCGATCTCGCCGGGGGTGATCCAGGTGGGGAGGAACTCGGCCACCGGCAGGCCGGAGGCACCGGTGGGCGAATCCTGGTTAGAGATTTCCACCTCTTCGACATCGGACTCGGGCATCGGCACGTCACCAACCTGGGCAAGGGCGGTATAGCTCGACCCGCTGTAATCGCCACCGACGACGAGGTCCGTGTAGCCGATGGAAGCGCCGTAACCGGGGGTTGCGTCTGAAGGCATAGTTGATAGCTCCTGGGGGTACCACTCTGCGGTTTTACTTGTGACCCACACGGTCAACAGTTTTCCGCGGACGTTGTGATTTCGGCCCTGCTGGGCCTGATGGGGAAGGTCGGCGAAGTTCTGAACATGGACACCCAAGATGGACTCGCCTTCTGCGGTCCAGCGTTGGCCATTGATGGCGGCTGTTGCTGCGGCGGCGAGTTGTTCGACGGCTTCGCGGCCGTTGGCGAGACAGGTCAGCCGTAGGGTCGAGATATAGAGGTTCGTGGGGCCGGACTGCGTGAGGTCATCGGTTGACGCGACAACTTGGTAGATGATCGCGGGCAGGGCCTGGCCCTGTGGAACAACCAGATCAAAGCATCGATCGCCGATGATCGCGGAGACGCTCGGGTCGTTGACGAGCCGGTGGCGGATCGCTTTGGTCATCGCGTTCCTCCGGCCGCTTTGCGAGCCTCGTCGATGATCGAGTCGCCCACCTTGTTTGCGATGGTGTCTGCAATCTGCTGTTCAGATTGGGCCACCGCTCGCTCGATGAATGGGTCGCCGGGCACATAGCCTCCGTCCGAGGCGATGTGACCCTCGTGGACCAAGTGTGCGTAGCGTTGGGGCTTGCGGGGGTTGCCGTCTTCGTCCGTGCCTTCGTAGCCTTTGCGGGGGCCGACGCGGGCGTAGTAGGAACTCCGATCCTTGGTCCGGTCAACACGTTTGCCGATGGACTTGGCGAGCGTTCCCGAGTCCTGCGGTGCTTCATCGCGGGCGGCCTCAACCGCCACCTGCCCACCGGCGTTGATCCCGCGGCGGGCGGCACGAGCTGCACCCTTGGTCTCCATGTGTTGGAGGCCGGCGAGCATGCCATCGAGTCCGTTGAGTTCCATGCTCACGAGTCACCCCCCTCATGCTCGATGCAGACCAGCTCAAGTTCGCGATTCCGCTCGGCCACGTTGATGACCGATTGGATGTCGAGCCGGCGGCCGCTGGAGGGGACGAACAGATAGCACTGGCTGTTGATGTCCGGCCGGTATCGGGTGGCCACCTTGATAGGGGTTGATATGGTGATTTGGCCGGCCTGAAGTCGCTCGGTTGCTCGCTGCGGCACAAGGGAGACGTAGGTAAAGCACACACGCTGGAAGCCGTCTCCGGCCGCGTCGCCGTAGGCGTCGAGGGGGGCCGTGACGGGCCGGCGGACCTCGACCAGGGTTCGGAGGCGACCGGCCCTCATACCTGGGGGACCCTGTAGTTGTCGACGAGGAAGTTGAACGCTTGTGGCGTCTCGTGGAGTGAAAGGGCAGAGGCCGCTTCTGAATGCTCGTGCCAATGGGCAGCGAGCAGCAGCACTGCATGCCGAAGATCGAGGGGAACATCGTCAGCCGTCCCGTACCCCGCGATGTAATCGGCGGACACCGAACCGGTCATCCGCTTTGCCTCGGGCCAAGCCGAGGAAGTAGGGTGAAGGCGGGCGGGTTGACTGGCGACATCCACTCGATAGTCGGCCGGAACGATGGTTTGCTGTTGGCTGGCGGAGTCGATGTACTGCACTGCCGACACCGAGATTGCTGGCGGCATCGGTAGCAGGATCGGCCGGCCATCTACGGGGAACTGGTCGAGCGTCGCCCGCAGCGTCCGCTGCACCATCGCCCGGTTGATTGTCCGTTCGATAGCTTGAGTCGCCGCGCCGATGAGGTTGGCCAGCAGCACATCCTGACCGCCATCATCGTCGATGATGCGGAGATGGGCCTTCAACTCAACGACGTTGAGCGGCTGCTCGGCCGGCGGGGACAGGACGACGTAGGGGGTCACTTTCCGGGCACCTCCGGCGTGGTCTTGCGGCGGCGTGTAGCCTGCTCACGTTTCGGCTTGGGAACCTCGGCGTGGCCGTCTACGAGCAGCCGCTTCGCAGTCGGTTCAAGCACGTCAACCACTTCGCCGGCGCTATAGCTTCGGCGTCCGATGAGTTGCGGGCTACGGAGACGAATCTTCATCATGGGAAAGCCGGGCCCCGCCGGGTGTGGCGGGGTCGGCTGAGCCAAGGGTTTAGGAGGTGACCAGATCGACGATCTTGGCGAAAGATTCCGCGTGCCGGAGGGCGATGTCCACGTCCTGGAGAGCGTTCACGCGGACGTTGCCCGCGTTGCCCCCGGTATACGGATCGACGAGGATGTCGAGCCCGCCCCACATGCCGACGATGACATCGGCCCAGTTGCCGAAGATGACGGCAGACAAGTCCTCGCCCGTGCCCTTCGTCAGGTCGGTCGGGATCAGGTTGGTGGCGTGGGCCGGATACCCGTTCAGCTGGTTGGATTCAGACCACAGGTATGTCGCCTGCTCGGCGACCTTGGGGGTCGTCTTGAGGGCACCTCGGCCGGCGGCGGACGTGACGTAGTGGAGACCACCGAAGTCAGCGTTGCCCGCGGCGACGGTCGTCTCCAGCTCGACGATCTTCGCGTGGCTTGCGGCACCGCCATTGGTGTCGATGGCGACCGTCGAGACATTGTTGTCCTGGAGGATGCCGGTCGGCTCAGAGCCGACGCCGCTGCCGTTGAGCACCGCCGCGTCGATGGCGAGTGCGATGACCGTCGCCAGATCGGATCGCACGAACTGCTCGGCGTCCACGCTGCTCTGCTTGACGAACTTCCGCGACATATCTGTGAACGCGCCAACGGTGCTCGGGGCGAGGCCGACCTGACCGATGGTCTGGTCGGATTCGGTGGGGGCGTTACCTTCGGTGACCCAGTACGAAGTCGCACCACCGGTCTGCTTGGGGATAGAGAAATCGCCGACGAGGCCACCCATGATCCGGGCACCCAGGCGGGTGACCAGGGCCTTCGCACGGAGCATCTCGATGAGCGTCGGAGCCGTGGTGGTCCCAATGGCACCCGAGCCGGTGGCACTGGTGAGGTCCCGGCGCTCCACGATGATGCTGTGCGGGACATACACACCCTCGGGGGACTTGTTGGCCTGGCGGGAAATCTCGTCAGACAGCTCTCGCTCAATGCCATCGAGCGATCGGTGCTCCACCTGTGAACGGATGACCTTGAGGAGGGAGTAGCTCCGCATGTCCCGCTCCGGAACGCCCAAGCTGTTGCTGCCGGGGGGGACGTCCTCGCGACCAGGCTGGCCGCTCCGCTGCTCGGGCTGGTCCGGGGCGTTTTGGGTGGCGTCGCCGATGGCGGCGAGCAGGCGATCGTATTGCTCGATGGAAGCGGTTAGGGACTGGCACCGCTGCTCCAGATCGTCGAACTGCTTCTGCTCATCGTCGCTGAACTTGCGACCGTCGGCGGTCTCGGCGAGGGTCTTCATCTGGTCGGCCACTTTGGACCGTTCTTCCGCCTGTTGCTTTCGTTTCTGCCAACTCATGTTTGATCCTTTTGATCGGGGGGAATCGATGCGATGTGCCTGCTGGACAGCAACGGCTCCGGGGGCTGGCGGGGTTGCGGCTACACAGCCGCGCGGACCCGCCGCAAACGCTGCTCGCGGGTCTGAAGTTCGTTGTGGTGCTGCTGGGAAAGTGCGGCGGCCGCGGCGATGGCTTCGGGGTCCACACTCCGCTGTTCGACCGTCGTGCCCAGATAGAACGGGTCTGAGGTAAGGGTCAGCTCATCGATCCGCTTGATCCGGGTGATGACACGGGTCGGCTCGCCGTCGATCAACTGATAAGACTCACCGCCGTCTCGATCCACGACCATTGAGAATGAGCAGCCGCGGAGTTCGCCGGCTCGCACGAGGGAGAGCACGTCGTCGCCGACGGATGTCTCCGCGGCCTCGCCGACGAACTTGAGCCCCTCTGGGCTGTCGATGAGCTGCAGGGTTTGGTTCTGCGTGCTGGCCAGCAGATTGGTCGCTCGATGCTCAAACAGAAGCCGGATGTTGCCGGCCTGCTGGATCGCGGTCGTGAACGCACCCCGTCGGATGACCTCGCGAAAGTCGAGCACCTGACCGACCTGGTCATAGACGATGGCTGTGCCCACCAGACGGCGGGGATGCTCGTCATCGGGGGTCGACAGGTTCAGGCTGGCGGATCGAAGTTCCCTCACGTTGGAAGTTCGTCACCAAACGCCTCAACCTCTCATTTTCAATCTGGCAGGGTGCAAGATTTTTTCAGCTGTTCGAGCCGCTGGCCCTGCCAGCCCTCGAGCAGCTCCTCCAGCGTCCCGGCCTCGGCGGCAGCTGACATCGCGTCGCGGGCCTCGGCCGCAGCCTGCTTGGCTCGTTCCGGAGAGAGGATGGGGAGTCGCTCGGCGATGTGGGCGGCGTGGTCCGGCCAGAACTGGCTGCACCAGCTGCGGAACTCGGCCGGGCCCGACTTGGCGGCCCGGCGGGCCGCATTGGATTCTTTCGTCGCCAGGGAGCTGGCGATGCTGGCGACCAGCGACAGAACCCGATCATCGTCGGCCGGCTCCGGATCGGGGGCCGGGAGCTGGGGCGGGCAGCCGCGAGTCTCGGCCGGGGCGATGCTCCGCTGCTCGGCCGGCAGCATGTTGAGCGGGCTGAGAAGCGAATCCCCACCCTCGACCGACTGATACCGGAACCGCTGCCGGCCTTCATTGGGGGTGATGATTCCGCCCGCAACCAGCTTGGTCACGGCCTCCGCCCGGCTGACGATGTCCGCTTCGAGGATTGCATCGAAGTTCCACGCGAGCTTGAACCGCGGCAGCTCGCTGGGGGGGAATAGCTTGCGGGTCATCTCCGCAAGCACCAAGACTGCCCAGGGCCGAAGCGTTGCCTTGGCGTAGTCTTCGTACTGAGCCAAGAGGCCGTTGTATTTGGATTCGCTCGCATCGAGCAGCCCGATGGGCATGTTGAACAGCCTTGCGACCTCGCCCAGCTGAAACTGCCGGGCCTCCACTGCCTGAGCGTCACGGGGGCTGCTGCCGATCTGCGTCAGTTTCACGCCGGGGTAGCCGCCGACCCCGTGGGCCGACTCCATGCCTTGAATGGCGTCCTTGATCTGGCCGATTGCCTGCTGGTGGGCATCTTGATCCTTAAACACCGGTAGATCAGCCCACAGCCGCAGTGCGGCACCCTGCTTGAAGAACCGTGCGGCGAAGCTGGACAGTGCGATGTCGGTACCGACGGCCCGGCTGCCCGCAGCGATCGGGCTAGTACCCGTCAACCCGTCACGGCTCATATAAGCTACGGCCACCAGCTGATCCGGGCGTAGGGTGGTTCCACTCGGGGAATGCCGATAGAACGCCTGGCCCTGCTGCCGGCCCGGCTGGATGTCGCGGGTCATCAGCGGCAGGAGGCCGGCGGGGTAGCGGCCGCCGCCGGGCTCAATGGCGGCCCCGCCCCAGCCATAGAGCAGCAGATTGACGAGAAACTGCATCCAGAACGCCGGGGCGGTCTGCACGTCGTTGGGCTGCTCCAGCAGCATCGCGATGGGGTGATTTTGGACCCGGCCCCCTGTCTGCCGATCGATGACATGCACCGGACAGGATGAGAGGTCGCGGGCGATGCGGGAGACACATGACCAGACCGAGGCGGCCTGAATCGCGGTCTCGGGCGTCACCGTGATTCCGGTGTCCTCGCTGCCGTACTGGCTGAGCATGTGCAGGCCGCTGCTATAGATAGACTGACTGGCGAGCTGCTGGATGCTGCGGGACTCGTGGGCGTCGGCTTGTCGCCGGCGGAGGAACTGGGGGATCAATCGCATAGGAATCTCCGGGGCCCAACGGGGCCGATGCGGCCGATCAACGGATCGGCGGCGATACTTAGAACATCAGTGCCTGGGGGACATACGAAAGCCCCTCACCCTCGGGGTGAGGTCGCTGTTTGCAGTGGGTACCGAGCGACATCGCGAGAGCGACCATTCCGTCGATCTTGGCCGGCCCCTTCGGTTTGGCCAGGCGGATCAAGCCGTCGGCGTTCTCAATGACGCGCGCATTCGACGCCATCCAATCGAGGATCGGGTTTCCGCCATGCCGGAGCCGACCATCGAGCACCGCGGCCTCTAAGTACCGACACACGGGATTGAACATCGTCGCCCGCTGCCAGAACTCAAAGACGTCCAGCCCCGCACCTTGGAGGTGGACGGCCAGCAGGCGGGCATATGCCGGGTCGTAAGCGATCTCTCGGACGTTGAACCGCTCACTGATTTCGACGATCCGCCGCCATAGCTGATCCGGATCGATGTAGTCACCGGGGAACAACTCAAGGTTGCAGGCGGGATCATCGGCCCAAGCTCGCAGCGGCACGCCTGCAGCTTTCTCCGCCTCGGCGAGCCGATCCTCCGGCAGCCAGAACCAACTCAGCACATCGTGCTGCAACTTGCCGTCGCCAGCTTCGGAGGGGAACTGCAGGGTGAGGGCGGTGAAGTCCGACCAGGCGGAGACGTCGAGCCCTCCGTAGCACTCTTGGCCGTCCAGTAGCTTCTCCGGCCGCCGCGGCGGGCACGCGACCCATCGATCAAAGTCGAGCCAGGCGGACGCACCGGAGACGAATTGGTTCAGGCGGTATTGGCGGAACGTCGTCATCTTGCGAGGGACCGCCAAGGCCTCGGCATACTCCTGCTCATATACCTCGACCGGGACAGTCACCCCGAGGTTGGGTTGGGCCTTTCGCCACGTCTCGACGCTGCCGTAGTCGTCGTCCTGTTCGGCCTGATAGACGATGGGCAGGAACTCACGATCGCTCACGATGCCGGAGCGAACCTTGCAGGCATAGTCGTGGACCTCGGCACATACACCATGCGGATCATCGCCGGCAGTCGTGGTGTAGAGGACCAGCGGTTGCCGGCGGCTTCCCATCGACGTGGTGAGGGCATCGATAAGGGCGGCGTCGCCGATGGCGTGGAGTTCGTCGATCAACGCACCCGAGAGGTTGCCCCCGTGTTTGGTATTGGCTTTCGCATTGATGACGCGGTAGTTGCCACCGGCGAGCAGGTTGATCGACCGGCTCATCACCTCGGCTCGGCCGATCAGCTCGGACTCCGCCTCTACCATCTTTTTCGCAGCTCCGAAGACGTATCCGGCCTGTTCGGCATTGGCGGCGGCGGACACGATCTTGGGTGATGTCTCGCCATCGATGAATAGCAAGATCAGCCCCACCGCCGCGGCAATCTCGGACTTGCCGGCCTTCCGTGGGGTGAAGAGCAGGCACTTGCGATACCTACGGGTCCCGTTGGACCTTTTCCAGCCGAACAAGTTCCCCAGCATGGCGACCTGCCACGGCTCAAGCTGGAAAGGCTTGCCGGCCCACTCGGCCTCCGTGAATGTCAGGCACTCCAGCACGAACGCGACGACCCTCATCGCCTCATCGATATCGAACCGATCGCCCTCGGCAGCGGACGCCCACGGGTCATAGTTCGGGATCAACTCCCTGCACCATTGCTCAAGCTCGGCGGGGCTGAGCGACATCAAGTGCCTGTGAACTTCAGCGGGGGACCATCATTAAAGAATCGACCTTTGCCCGCGTCCTGCTGCGGCGTCGTCAGCTGCACCTCAATCCGGGAGCGAGCGGAGGGGGACATGCCAAGAGCCGCTTCCATTTTGTGCAGTTGGTCGGCCAACTGCCGAGCGATCGACACGTACGGATTCGGCTGCAGATACTTAAGGGTTCCATCCTCATGCTTCAGCGGCACGACTTCGCCGGAACGTTCGACCATCTGGACTGCCTGTCGCCAGCGGTGCCATGTGCTGGCGTATCGGGTGAGTAGGTTGCCATCGATCATTCCGATCAAGCCGAGTTCATCGAGGAGCTTCACGAGTCTGCGGAACTCCCGCTTTGCGTCCTTGGGAAGCCAGCTGGGGCAGGTCGGCTTGCCGACGGGTTTGGCTTCATTACGAGCGCTTCGGTCCGGACGCGCTGTACCTCGGGCCTCTTTGATTGCGGTGGGTGTTGGCTGGGGGCCGCGAGCGCCCATCTATGTGGCCTCCGCCAGCTGCTGTGGCTGAAGAATGGCTTCGCGGATATGCCGCGCGATGGCCCGCATCAGGAGTGGGGGGACCGAGTTGCCGATGCGGGCGACCTGCTGGGGGTAGTCGCCAGCGAACCGGAACTGATCTGAAAAGCTGCCGAACCTCGCAAACTCGCGGACCGTGAACCGACGTTTCTCCGCCCAGTGCATCGCCCCATGCATTCCGAGGACGCCGTCGTTCTTGCGGATCGTGTTGGCCGGCTTTTGGGGGTTGAACTTCAGGCAGTTGAACCCGCTCTTGCCGAGGTAGGCGTGCCGATTTTTGCCGATGGGCACGTTCTCCCAATCGATGAAGCTCACGTTCTTCTCGGCCGCTTTACGGAGCATGGCGACCTCGGCCGGATCATTCACCACGTCGCTGATTGCTTCGCGGCAGGGGATCGGTCGCGAGTACGGGGCGGGGTGCGTCGGCGTGATGTCGAGGTCATTCCTGACACCGATGAAGATGAGCCGGCGACGAGCTTGGGGAACCCCGTAGTAGGCTGCATTGAGCACCCGAGCGGATACCCGGTAGCCCGCCGCCTTGAGGTCACGCAGGCACGCGACAAAGGTGAGCTTCATCTTGCCCGCCACCATTCCGGTGACATTCTCCATCACCATGACTCGCGGCTGCAGGTCTCGCACTAGCCGCACGTAGTGGGTGAACAGCTGATTACGCGGGTCGCCAGCTTGTCGCCTGCCTGCCATGCTGAAGCCCTGGCAAGGTGGTGAACCATCGAATACATCAAGCTCACCCACCTGCAGGCCGCTGACCTCTAGAACCTGCTCGGCCTCGATCTGAGTGATATCGCCGAGCACCGGAACGTGGGGGAAGTTGATCTTGAACGACGCCACCGCGTCGGGGTCGTACTCGACGGCCAGCAGTTCGCGGAACCCGGCCATGCTGTAGCCCAGCGACGACCCGCCGCAGCCGGCGAATGTGCTGATGACCGTGGGGGCGTCGGGCTCGCGGGGGGCGAGGTGGTCGGCCCATGCTTCGTTGAGGGTTCGGGTGTAGGGGTGCGTCACACCGGCACCTCGGTTTCGCACTTGGGGCAGGTGACCGTCTTAACCTCGGCCGCGACCGACTCGGTGTAGACCTTGCCCGAGGCGTCGGGCGGTAGCTGGGGCCGGCCCTGAGCCTCACTAATGAGGGCGGCGACCTCGTCAAGGGTGTGGCCCGTGGCAAGGGCGAGGTCGGCGTCTTCGTCGCGGAGCGATTCCAGCTGACGGGCGAGTGCTTCCCGATCCCACTCGGCCAAGGTCGCTGTTTGGTTGTCCGCGATCGCGTACCCGGTCGCCGCCGACCCGGTGAGGTCCGACTCGGTGACCGCGATCTGCTCCCACCCAATCTCGACCGCGCCGGCCAGTGTGCCGTTGCCGGCGATGACCTTGCCCTCGGCGTCCACGAGGATCGGGCGTTGCTGGCCGAACTTGCGAAGGCTCCCGACGATGGCCTCCAGGTTGCGGACCCCGTGCAGCCGGACGTTCTCCGGGTCCTTGGTCAGCTCAGCGATGGGCCGGGCGTGGGGGCGAAGCGATGGGGTGATGTGGTTGAGTTCCTGCATGGATGCTCCTGCTCAGGTCGTGCGGGGTTGGGGTTGGATAGAGGGGCTAGCGGGGGTCGGTTCTCTCGAGGGCGGCAGGGGCTGACCAGCCGGCCCCCCACCCCCTAAAACCTGACGGCGTGAAAAGGGTGCGGTGCGTGTAGGTCTTTAGGCGGCGACTTTTGAACACTTTTGGGCCCCTGAGGCAGGATTCCGCGAATTCGCCGGCACCTCCGGCTTACCGCTTGTGCGGCAGCACTGACGGCCCGCCGACCCACCGAGCTGCCGGGTGAGTTCAGCACGCTCGGCCTTGATCCGCTTGGCCTCTATCGCGTAGAGGGCCACCGAGGTGGCATCAATCGCGACACCGACGATGAGCAGAAGAACGATGAGGGAGAGCAGGGCGACGATCATTGGGGGTCCTTGGCGTGGTGGGCGGTGTGGCAGGCGGAGCAGAGGGGTTCGAGGTTGCCCCAGTCCAGGCGTTGGGATGGGTCTTGGCTGATCGGGATGGTGTGGTGGACTTGCTCGGCGGGCTGGACCTGGCCCCGCGCCTCGCACCGACGGCAGAGCGGGTGCTGTTGAAGGAACGCCTTGCGGAGTCGTCGCCAGTTGACGTCGTATCCGCGGCGGCTTGCAGAGGGACGGGTGTCTTGGCGTCGGCCCCCGCGCGGCCCCGCCGTTGGCCGCCGACCGACCCGCCCCAACCTCATCACCGGGGGACGCGACGCCATCAGCTCACGACCTCGATAGATAGGTCAGCCAGCCGGACTGGCTCACCATCAATGACGGCATCCAACGAGCCAACGTACGCGCGGCGGCCGAGGTCCAATGCTCCGGTGAGTTCATCCGGGAGGGGGATGAGTACCCGGTCAGCGGCCGCGGCGACGGGGGTCACGTCGATGCCTTCGTCGCCGGTCTGTGTGGAGGTGGCCGTGAGCGTGAGAGATTCGGCAGTGGTCACATCCGGCCAGGCATCACCGCTGATCGCGATTGAGCTAGACCCTGTGTAGTCGACACCGCGGACGAGGCGGATGGAAGAGGCCGACGGGTCGTAGGGGTCGGAGGTGGCCCCGGCCGGCAGGGCGGACCGGCCAAGCAAGGTGTCGATCTTCCCACTGATCGTCTGGTCGGGTGAGGTGACCAGCGCGTACGACCACCTGCCCTGATGACCCAGCCCGGACAGCACGACCACTCCACCGAGCGCACCGGCTGCCGCGGCTGCCGGCGGCAGATCGATCCGGTAGCCACCCGCCTCGGCATGCCAGATGATCCCGCCCGGCTGATGGGCAGCATCGACATCGGCCAGATCGACGGCGGCGACCGAGGCGGCCGCATCACCGTGCCGGGCGAAACTGATAGAAGCGTCAGCCGCGGTCAGCATCGGCCAAGGCGAGCCATCCAGGTCATACACTGGAACGATGATCGATGGCTCATCCGAGCCGATTGCAATCTGCATTGGAGTGTCCTGGTTGTCGGCGTCGGCCCGCTGCTGGACCAGCCGCCGGCCGCGGTAGGTGTCCTTTTCATTCCCCTGAAGGGGATCGATTCGCATCCGATGGAGGTCGCGGATGGACAGGTTCCTCAACTGGTCGATCGTGAGGGTCCGCAGCGAGAGGGCGGGGGGGTCATATGTCTCGGGGGTTACGGTCATCCGGCCCCCCGCCGGCGGCGGCCGCGGATGCTGACGGGCAACGCGGCGAGCCGCTCGCTGGTCAGATCGATTAAATCTTGCCCGGTAAGCCACTCCCTCAGCTGACGCCGGGCCCGCGTCATCGTCGCTGGGTGACAACCGGCGGCTGCCGCCGCGGCGTCGTGGGTGATGTCGTGGTCGGCGATGAGGGCGGCAGCCACCCGGGCCGACACTTGGCCGAGCACTCGATCCAGATGGTCGATTATCGCGGCGGCCGCCTCCGGGATTCGGTCGGCCGGATCGACGTGGGGATCGACCAGGACGCCGGCCAAGATCGCCGGGTCCACTTGATCGACGCCCGGAGGGAGTTGCTCCCGATCTAATCGACGTTGCTGCGTTACTGCCTTGTGGGCGGAGTAGTAGCACGCTCGTTGCAAGTATCCCCACAGTCGAGCAAATGTCACCTCTCCCCGGAAGTTGGGCAGGTGGTACATCGCCAGCCGAAGCCTTGCCTCCTGGACGAGGTCGTCGATGTCGGCCCGCTGCCGCTCGCCGGCCACCCGGTAGACGTACTTGTAAATGAGGTCATCGAACTGGACCAGCAGCTCGCCAATCCGCCGCCGGACCGCCTCAGCCTCGGCGGGCGACGCTCCTGCTGGCGTTCGGAACGGATGATTAGGCTCGGGGGACGTGTCGGCCACTCATGAGATATTTCCCGCGGATGGGGGTTTTGGTTGCGCTTTTGGTTTTCGAGTGCGGCCCCGACGCTGAAACCTCGCGATATCGTCCGGGGTCAGGTCGTCGATTCCCTGCTCGCGAATCCATTCGGCGAGCATCTGCCGGGCGCGGCTGATCTTCGCGAGGCTGTGTCCGGTGAGCCGCTCGGCCTCGGCACCCTTCGTGCCTGGGTGCTCGGCGACTGATGCGGCAGTCTCGGCGACTGCCGGCGACAGGATCGATTCAAGGTTCTTACGGATGGCGTCTGCCATGTCAGGCGTCCGGTCGGCCGGATCACTGTTGGGGTTGCCGAACAGCTGGTCCGCCCGATCAAGCTGACATGGCCGATCCGTGAGGCGGAATCGCGGTGACCGCACCAAACCCAACACGATCCATCGAACCGACGTACGAAGAAAGCAATACACCTGAGCCGGAGCTGGCTCGCCCCGATACCTGGGCAGCGTCGCCACCACCAGCTTCATCCGCACCTCCTGCACCATGTCCTCAAGGTCAGCCTGCTGGTGATGCGGCCCGGCGATGGCACGGACGGTCTTCCAGATCAGTGCCTCGTGCCGCTGGAGCACCTCGCCGATCCGGTCACGAACCTTGTCGGCCTCGGCGGGGCCGGCCCCCGGCGGTACGCGGAATGGATGGGGTAAATCGTCGGAGGTGGCCACGCCGGAAGATCGACACCAAGAGCCGATCTAGTGGCGCTTTCGGTTGGACCAACGTGGAAAAGCCCAGCAGCCGGATTGACTGCTGGGCCCCTGAGGTGACCGATGCCCGTCGGTCACTAGGTTCTACCCGTGGTTGGGGCCGCGGGTTGCGCAATGCTTCCCGTGAATCTCCCGGCTGCTACCGGGCCGCCCATTCGTTGGCCTTGGCCTCGAGCTCGTCGAGCTCCTCCTGGGTCAAGCTGTTGATGTGAGCGAGCTTCGTGTTGACCATCACGTCGGTCAGCGTCCGCTCGTCGAGAGTCACTGCGATGCCGTCGCCGTCGCCCTTCGGGCGGCACAGGTACCGGATGATGTCAAAGCATTCGATCGTCCGGCGGATGGACTCGAAGACCTGCGACTTGGTCCGGCCGGTCTGGTCCAACGCGCCGAGCAGTCGTTTCCAGTTTGGCTGGGTGAGGGGGGTGCCGAGGTGGGGTCGCTGGCTCCGCCACCAGCTCACCAGGTACCAGTAGTAGCCGGCGAGCTGGGGCCAGGTCCAGTTCTCCGGCTTCGGGTCCTGCACCGAGAAGCCGGGGGCCTGACGCCAGTCCAGGTTCGTCGGTCGGACCCCGTTGAGTTCGGCTTCATCGCGATCGCCATAGTGCCGGGCGTCGCCACCGAGCTGGATGTACGCCCGCATGGCGTCCAGGCTGGAGCAGGCCCACTCTCGGATCAGGTCGTCCTCGTCGTCTACTGGGGTGGTTCGTTCGTCCGCCGCCGCAGGCGGGCTGGCTGGTTTGGGGGGTGCCTTGGGAGGGGGGGGCTCCACCCTCTCTCCTCTCCCTCTACTAGAACCCTCTATGCCTGTCCGCAAATGCGGACACATACGTGTCCGCGTTTGCGGACAGTTACTGTCCACGTTTGCGGACAGTTACTGTCCACGTTTGCGGACACATCGACCTGTCCGCGTTTGCGGACACATAGCCGCCGGCGGACTGCCTCGACGTCGATATGGTCGGGCCAGCGGATCGTCTTGGTCCGCCTCTTCCCGCGGCCCCCATCGACGACAACCCCTAGCTTGACCAGCTCGCGGATGAGCGTGTTCCAACGCTGCCGCGCGATCCCGGCCTCGGCCGCCAGCTTGGCCTGGCCCATGAAGCATTGGCGGCCAGGCTCTCGGGTCCCGTCACTTCGCTTGCGGGGCTGGGACGTGTGTGCGCCGAGGACCATCAGGACGGCGTGATACCGACGGTCGAGGTCCGACAGCAGTTGCATGATTTCGGTGGGGATCAGCGAGAATCGAGGTTCGGGCACAGGCAACTCCAATGAAAAAGACCCCCGGAGCTGCCATTCCGGGGGTCGATCGCTGGCGGCTGACGGATGCCGATCCAGCGGATTGGGTTGTGTGGGAGGGGGGGTCCGTCGCGGAGGCAGCCCGCAGTAGTTAGTAGTCCCGGTCGGGCCGGAACCTCTCATTCCCTTTTTGGGAGAAGGTGCCGCCCGCTTCGTCCCCTATCGGCAGTGTCGCCGCGCCGCCCGCAATCGGGGCGATCCTCGCCCGCTGCTCCGCCGGGGCGCACTCAACATGCAGACACTCAGTGGCGGCCGCCCGCGAGTGTCTCGACCGATGTTCGACGTAGCGGGTAGCGGGCCGAAGTCGCGTGCCGCAGACGGAACACCGGACGTGCGAGCGGACGCGGTGCCGGCCCCGGTTCCGGCGGATGATCCACTCGCCTCCGGGGTGCAGGTGCTGGCTGTTCACGACGCGGCCCCCTCATCTCCCCTGCCGGCCCCCAGCCGGTCGAGCAGGCCCAGCCCGAGGTCAGCCGCCGCCGCCAGGGCGAATGCTTCTCGGTCCCCCAGGTGGATCGTCCCTCCGTCGTCGATCAGCCGGTCCAGTCGGTCTCGCAGGTCGGCGAGGAGTCCGACCCCGAGCCCGAACTCCGGGTGGGCCAGCAGCTGCTGCAGGTCGTGCAGGCCGCCGGCGGCGAGGTCGTCGGGCGGCGGGGTTGAGGGTTGCGTGGGGGTGGTCAGTCGGTCCATCGGCGGCTCCACGGGAGGTACTGTTGAGGCCCCGGCGACGCTGCCGGGGCCCCGCGAGCGGACCGTATCGGGCGGGCCTGACGCTGTACACCTACCCCAACACCACGCCCCGCTTTGCCGCTCGGCTGAGCAGCCGCCGCAACCCCTTCATCGCCTCATCCCCCGGCCGGAGTGTTCCACCCTCCCACCGCTTGACGGTGATCTCGCTGCGGCCGAGCTTCTGCGCCAGCTGTTTCTGGGTGAGGCCGAGGGCGGAGCGGGCCGACTGGACGAAGCCGGGACTCGGGGGGGCGAAGTCGCGTGTGGCGACCGCCCGTATCTCGTCGAGCCGCCTTACCCCCGCCGGCTTGAAGGTCAGTGAGCCATCACGGTCTTGACCGGTCATCTCTTCGGGGAGTTCAACGTAGACGTTCCGCCCGTCAGGAAGGGCCATCGTGTAGGGCACGGTCGGGCTTGCGGTCGCAGGCATGGTCAGGTATTCCAGTAAATGGTGATGAAGATTGTCCCGGTCTCGTCCTCTTCAATGGCGACGACCAACTCGGCAGGGCAATCGCATTCTCCGCCTAGTCGCTGATCCTGCGATGGTGAAGGGGACATCCCTTTTACCGGAGGCCACGGATGGCCGATTCGATCACGCGGCACTTTGCGGGGCTCGCCG